GGCTGGGGGGAGCAGAAACTAGGAATAGATATACGGCACGTGAGTCTCGACGGCGAGTCTGACGGGTTCGTGCAGTTGGCGGGCGGAGACGCCCCCCCGGTGTACAGCGTAACGCTCACGTTCTCGATTCTCTGGAAGGAGATTTGATATGTCGGCCACTCCCCACGACGGAACCGGAACAGTCCTGCGGCTCGGCGCTGATCAGTACACCGTCACGAACATCGTGATTCAGTTCACCGACCCGAACGCCGATGCCGAAAAGATTGACGTTTCGCACTTGGGGCTGACCACTGGTGCGAGCATCCGCACGATCGACCGCCCGCTCCAGGGCTCGACGAGCGACACGGGACGGACGGTACAGTTTGACTACCTGGGCCGCACGATCATTGCCGACGCCTCGACAGGCACGTGCTCAATTACGGTTGGCGGCACGGCTCTGACGGGCTTCGCGAGCGTGGCCTACACGGTCAACGCCTCGACCCTCACGCTGGCGACGAACGACGCGATCCGTGGGCAGGCCACCGTCCGACTCGCACGCGTCTAGTGCTGTGACGGAGGCCCGTCATGGCAAACCCGTGCACAGGCGTTACCGTCACGTGGGGCGGCGCGACCCTGCAGGAAGTCGTTGACATCAAGATCAACGCTGGCGGCTCTCTGCCGATCGGCCGCGACAGCGTTATCGCGCTTGACGCAGGCACTATAGATATTGCTTGCCTGCACACGGCGAGCATCTCTCTGGCGGAACGTGGGCTGAAGAAGACCCTCGCCTTCACTGGCGGCGGTCTGACGTGCTCCACGAAAGCCGTTTTCCAGACGCTCACTATGGCGGGCAAGGTGAACGACGTTGCTCGGTACAACGTCTCCTATCGCATCGTCATGGAGTGAACCAATGGCTCTTTCGGCTGAACAGATTCTCGCGGCGGACGATCTCGGGCTCCTCGAAGTCAAAGTCAAGGAGTGGGGCGGCAGCGTGTTCGTCCGCGTGATGAGCGTGGGTGAGCGCGACGCTTACGAGCGCATGTGGATCGGCAAGAAGGAAACCGGCATCGAGAACTTCCGCACCGAGTATCTGCAGCGCGTGCTGTGCGACGAGGCCGGCAAGCTGCTCTTCAGCCGTGACCAGATTGAGCAGCTTGGGAAGAAGAGCGCCGCCGTCATGAGCCGGCTTTTCGAGCGGGCGATGAAGCACAACTCGATGTCGGAGGCTGACGTGGAGGAATTGGGAAAAGGTTGAACGTCTCGCCGCTGCGACAGTTCATGTTCCAGTTGGCGGGGCACTTGAAGATGACAGTGCGAGAGTTATCCCAGCGGATGGACTCTCGAGAGATTTCGGAGTGGATGGCATACACGCGGTATTTCGAGGCGATTCCTGACTCGTGGGAGGAGACGGGCCTGCTCGCGTCACTGCTAGCAATTGAATACTCGCCGCGAGGTAAATGCCCGAAAGGGCGCGATTTCGTGCCGCTGCGCAAGCCGCCGCAGCACGAGGCCCAGGCGGCGGATGTGGTGCGTGATCTGGCGAAGCAACTCGGAGTTCTAGGGCAGTAGAAATGGCGACGATCCTCGGGCTAGCGATGAAGATTTCTGCGGACGCCACTGGCGTTCAGCAGTCGCTCACGCCCGTAGAGCGGGCGCTTAACTCGCTTTCCGAACAGGCAGAGAAGTCTGCCGCCGCGTTTCGTCCGCTTGCCAGAGAATCGTCTGCTGCCGCAGAGGCGCAGCAACGAACGCTTGCAGACTTTGCGGCACTGACCGAGGAGTTGCGAAACGGGCTGGACTTTCGCGAATACGCGGCGAGGTTCAAGGAACTTCAGTTGACCGCCGAAGACACTGCGGCAGCGTTCGCCGAAGGCGCGAAAATCACGGCCCAGTACCGCAGCGAGGAGGAGAAGCGTGCTGTTCAGATCGAGCGTATCACACGCCTGCAGGAACAGGGTGCCATCACTGAAGAGATCGCTGCCCGGGCGAAAGATGACGCACTCGGCGCAGGGGCAGCCGCCGCCAAAGCAGAGCAGCAACGCGCGGATGCAATCGCCGACGCCGCTCGCATCATCCGCGCGAACCTCACGCCGCAGGAGCGGTACGATCAGCAGATACAAGAGTTGAACGTCCACCTGCGCGAAGGGCGGCTCACGCAGGATCAGTTCAATCGAGCAGCGATCAAGGCAGCACAAGACCTTGAGAGAGCCGGCAAGTCCGCCGGCGATGCCGACAAGAACATCGAGCGACTGAACCGCAACGTGAGCCTGCTCACGAAACTGGAGATCGGCAGGGCGATCGTCGATGGGCTGCAGGTTCTCAGTCGCACGTTCACCAGCGCCGCCAGCCAGATCACCTCGCTGGTTACATCGGTGAACTCGTCGCTCGACACGCTGAACGATTTCAGCGCCCGCACCGGAATAGGCGTCGAAGCCCTTCAAGGCTACTCGCTCGCGGCGAAGCTGGCCGGCGTGGACACCGAGGCGTTCGGGTCGGCTGTGCAGAAGCTCGCCGTGAACATCGGCAAGGCGACGCCCGGAGGTGAACTCGACAAGGCGTTGAAGGGGCTGAACCTCTCTGTCGCTGAACTGCGAGCCCTCGCACCAGAGCAGCAATTCTCCACGATCGGGGCCGCTATTTCGCAACTGCCGACGGCTGCGGAACGTGCTGCCGCCGCTGTTCAAGTGTTTGGCAAGCAAGGCGCGGCGCTCGCGCCGCTTTTCCGCGAAGGTGCCGACAGCCTCGAAGAGTTGCGAGCCAGGGCCGAGCGGCTGGGCATCATCGTCAACGAGACGCAGATCAGCAACGTGGCCGAGATGAATGATGGCTTCGACCTTGTGCGAGCGACAGTCGAGGGGATCATCGGGCAAGTGGTTGGCAATCTCGCTCCGGCGGTGACGGGCATCACCGAAGAGTTCTTGAGGTTTGTCGAAGAGTTTGCCGGGGCCGAAGGCCAAGGCGGAACGGGGATCGCAAACGCGATCACCGACGTGCTGCTGAATGGCGCGGAGTTTCTAGCAGGCGTCTTCGATCAGTTCGTCTCAAACTTTGGCGGATTCTCTGGAGCACTTGAAAGCGCCGGCGGAGTATTCAGCACAGTTGCGGACGTGTTCACGGCTGTTTCCGAAACGCTTCGAGTGGCATTCAACGCATTCGAGATCGTCGGAAACAGTCTTGCGTTAACGCTCGGCAAGGTGCTCGAGGGGATTGGCTCTTATCTCAGCGACGAACTCGAGGCAGCCGGGCAGGCGCTGGTCGCCTCAAGCGAGGAAGCTCTTGCGAGGAATCAAGAGGAGTTGGCCGATGCGGCAAGGGGTGTAGGCGACGCAGTCTCCGGCGTGTTTGGCGGCGATCGTGCCGAGGCTGCCGCCCAAGGTGCCGGGCAGGCGGAGACATTCCTGCAGGGTATCCGCGAGCGGATCGAGAGAGAGCGGTCGCCGCAGTTCCGGGTAGAGACAAACATCGAAGACGTGCGTGATCGGTTCGACGTGTTCTTCGGCGGGATCGTTGACCAGAGCAGCGTAGTCACCGACGCGATGCGGCAGTTTGAGGCCGTGGTCGCGTCGGTCGAAGACCCGCTGAACATGACCGCCGAAGAAATCAAGCGAATCGGCGAAGCGCAGCAAAACGTCAACCAACTGATCGACGCTGAAATAGCGGTGCGACAGGAGTCCGTCGAGGCTGCCGCAAGACAAGCGGAGGATGATCAGAAGCGAATCGCGAACCTTCTCAATGCTTCGGCCCAAGCGGAGAAGGTGCAGCAAGACATTCAGGCCGTTGCTCGTGAGACAGAGCGGGTGCAGGGACAGCTTGCGGCCGCTAGGCAAGAGGGCTTACAAGACGCGTCGGACGCTGCGGCCGCCCGCCTCGCCCAACTCGACCAACTGCAAGCGAAACTCGAAGAGCAGCAGCAAGCCGCCGAGCAGGGCTTCGGAGAAGGATTCCAGAAAGCGTTCGAGCAGATCGACAAGACGATCGTGCAATCGTCAGCACGCGCCTCAGAGTTTGGAGACGCTGGCTTCCGGGCCTATCAACGCCTGCAGGAAGGCGTTGCCGTTCTCCAGCAGCAGGCCCGCGACGGCATCTTGAACAAAGAGGCTCTCGACGCAGAGGTCGCCAAACTTCAAGGGCTGTTTCAGCAGCAACTTCAAGGCGCGGCGAACGTCAACGATCTGTTGTTCCAGCAGTTGTCAGGGCAAGATCAGCAGCGGGCTATTTTCTTTCAGCAGCAGGAGGAGCGTCGTGCTCAAGCTGTAAGGAACCTTGCCGCCATCGAAGAAGAGATTGCCGCCACGAAGGCAGCGGTTGAGAAGGCACGCGAAGACGGCGACCTCAAGGCCGCGAAGGCGGCGACGGATCGGTTGCGGCAGTTGGGGCAGATCCTCAACGGCGAGAAAGAAATCGCCGCTGGCCGCCAGCAACAGCAGCAAGGCTTCACGCAAGACCAAGTCGCCCAACGAGAGCAGTTCGCCAAGGCCCAGGACGAGCAGTACAAGCAGGCTTTGCAGCAACAGCAGCAACTCCTCGCCGAGCGAGCGAAAGCAGAAGAAGCCGAATTCAACCGTCAGTCCGACCGCATTCGCGAACTCAACACCCTCGGCTCCCGCACCGTCTCGACGGCCGACATCCGCACGCAGGAAGGCCAGGACATCGTCCTCGGGCTCGCCGCGAATGCACAAGACCCGGCACTCATCGAGGCGAGGTTGCAGACGAAGCAACTGCAGTTGATCGCAGGCGGTATCGCGCAAGCGGCCGGAAACTTCTTCAACACGCCCGTCGCTATCGTCGGCGGCGCGGTTCTCGGGTGATCCAATGCCATCTATCGTCAGCACAAGAGAACTCGCCCGCACGTTTGAAAACGAGGTGCGTGTCGGTGGCGTTGCGAAGCGTCGATGGGTGTGCATGCTGAGTGATGACACGCTCACGGCGGGCGGGCCGCCAGACATTGGAACGATCCTTGCGGCAACGGCGGGCGGCTCGTGGGGTGCTCTTCACCCTGTGCACACAGCGCTCGGGCTTCGCAAGATCGCTGTGAACGAGCGATTTGAAGACAACCCGTACGCACTCGAAGTTGTCGGCGAGTACGGCCTACTCACCGCCAATGACGTGCTGACGCCAACCGCGCGGGCGTCTGTATGGTCGTTCGAATCAAAACCCGGACAAGTGCCAGCCCTCTTCTACTACGACGGATCGACGCAACGCCCGCTGACAAACTCTGCCTTCGACTATTTCCCTGGGCTCACGACCGATGAGAGCTTGGTGCAGATCAAGGTGTCCAAGAATTTTGCAAGCGTTCCAAGCTCATGGCTCGCGCTCCAGAACTGCGTGAACTCAAGTCCCTTCCTGGGCTGCGCAGAGGACACCGTGAAGGTGGTCGGCGTCGATGTGCAATACGCCGCCGAGGAATTCAACAACGCACTCATTCAGTTCTATGCGACCACGGCGACGCTGGCCTATCGGCAGTCTTCGCACAATTTGCTGCTGCCGGACGTTGGATTCAATTTCATCGACGGCACTGAGAAGCGGCGCGCAATGGTGTTCGATTTCAGAAACGCCGAGTGGGTTGCGAGCCCCAACCCTGTCGGGCTCGATGGATTCGGAGGTCAGACGCTTGGCGCTCCTGCGATCCTGAATCGCCGAGTGAACCCTCGTGCCTCATTCGCTGCATTCGGGTCGCCCCCATGACACGGCCACTCGACCCCACGCAGTTCACTCGCGAGAGCGCCGAGCGGATCGCCGACGTGGTGCGTGCTGCCGAGCTCGCCTCGCCGGCTGCGAGGCCGCTGTCGTTCGAGCGTGTGGACACGCCGCAGAAGCAACGGCTCTTCCGCGTCTGCACCTTCACCGGCGCCTGGGCGATCAACGCCACGAAAACGGTGACGTTTCGCAATCAGACGGCCACGCCTAATACCGTGGCGGCGGTGAATCTGTTCTACACGCTACCCGACAACGGCACGAGCGTTTGCGCTATCGCAAAGGAGGGGACTGCTTGGTATCTGGTGCAAGAGGTTCACACCCAAGTGACGGTC